ATACCTGCAGTAACACCGAAAAATCCATCGATAAAGACTACAGCTACTAAAGCTAAATATTGCTCAATATTACCCATATAGAGCTCAAGGAAATAAGAGCAAATAAATGACATAGTTGTGGTGGTTGCGGTAATTGCTAAAAAGGAAGTATTTTTCATTTTTATAGGCTGGTTAACATGTCCATAAGTTCTTGTTGTGGGAACATATCGACTTTATCTTTTCTAGTATTTGTATGAGTCCATAAACCTTTTACTTTACCGTAGTAAGCATTTTCATTAAACTCAAAGGCATCAGCCCCCTTTTCTTTAATTAAAGCAGGCAAACCAGCTCTCACATCAATACCATCTCTTTCAGCAATCCACAAAATCCAATCTTTTAATACTTGAATTTGTTTATCTGAGTAGCGATGCCAATCTGTGTGACCACGGAATGGTTTTGTTAATTTAACTATTTGTGAATCAACTACAGAGGCACCGGCATATGTTTTTCCGTTTACAACATATCCAAAATTACAAACTTCGATACCAACTGAGTTTTTGTGCATTGTTTGAGAACCATTTTTACCTAAATGATAACCCCAGTTACCTTTAGGAAATGCTTGAACTAATACTCCATCGTATTGATCATCATTACCTTTACAAGAAGGGCCCCCTAATACGAATTCAGTAGCAATTCTACCAATTTTATCAGCATCCCAAGCTTTAATAGTATTAAATGGATTGTGCCAACCTGCTGTATGGTGTAAGAATAGCCATTCAGGTTTAACAGGACCAGCTAAATACTCATCTTTAGGCATAAAGTATTCAATTACTTTTAATCCATTAGATGTAGTATAAGGTTTTTTAGTATAAAGGCCTGATGCTTTTTCGGGGGTTGCTTCTGTTAATGAAGCATCAGTATCTAATAACCCCATTTTACCTAAAGTACCTCTACCTACTAAACCGTCAGCTGTTAAACCATTTGCTGCTTGCCATTTTTTTACAGCAGCTTCGGTTGCAGGACCAAAGTGACCATCCGCAGGTACTCCTACGATTTCTTGAACATCTTTTACTAGTTCTCCTTTTGATCCTACTTTAATTAACATATTTTATTCTTCTGATTTTTTACCCCAAATTTTATCAATAGATGCTAATCCTAAAGCACCAAATGCTAAAGCGGCAACAGCATTAACTAAAGATTCTGCGGGGGCAATATGTTCTTCGGTAAATTGATTTGCAAAAAGTGTTATACAAAGTGAAACACCGGCTAAAATACCAACAAATCTTTTAGAGGATGGGGTACCTTTTTCGTCTTTTAAAAGACCTGAGATCCAATCAATTATTTTTTTCATCTTTTTGGTTTAATTATAAATATTAAGAACCTTTTTCAGATGCATATTTAACCCCCATAATAGTACCAACTATTGAAAACGCATTAGTTAACAAAATACCAAACATGTTACTCCACGTAGATCCAATGATTTGTGTATCTTGTCCTGAGGTAAGGGCTATTGCATACATGATACTAGTAATAATTCCTACCCCACAAATGACAATAAGAGCAATTCTTACAATCATCCCAATTAATTCAAATTGAGATCTTTTTTGCATTAATTCTAGATCTTCTAATGCTTGTTCTTTACCTTTTTCTGCTTCTACACGTAATTTTTCAGCTTCCCAAGTAGCATTTTTTGCTTCTTCTAGGGCAACTTGTAAATCCACCATTAAAGCATCATTTTCTTCTTGTTTAGCAACTAAGTCTCTATTTTGTTGTTGGACTTGTTTAGTAACATCTAATCGTTTTCTACGAGCAGCAGTATCTTTTTCTTTACATATAATAAGATATTCCTCAAACTCTTTGTCCCCTTCGGGGGCTTTAAGAAGTTTAAGGAAATTACCTTCTACATAGATTTTCTTTTTTTTAGCAACCTCTAGTAGAACATTTCTAGTATGTTCTGTTACTTCAATCATTATCTGTATACTTTAAATGGGTTTGTTTTATTAACATACCCATTATAATCTTTCATAAACTCTTCTAAACGAGGTTCGATATCATCTGATTTAATAATCCAAAATTGGGCACCAACAGCTTTAGCTTTATTAATTTCATCTTGGTCTTCTGAGGATGAAATAATTCCAATAACACATCCATTACCATATTCGGAGTTGATTTTTCTAATCATTTCAATTCCATCCATAGAGGATCCGATAATATTTAAATCTACAAATACACATTCAGGACGTTCGTGACCTGGATCATCTGGGAACCATTCTTTAAATTTAGCATCAGCTTCATCAGAGCTATCTAAAGCTTCAATAGATAAAGCCATGTCTAAAAGTGAACATGCATCTTCAAATACTAGATGAAATAAATTTTCATCGTCTATTAACATTAATGTGTTAATCATTAGTTTAATTTAATTTTTATTTTAGTACCTTCTTTAACTCTTCCTATAACTATTTCAAAGCCATGTTCCTTAAGAATTTCAATACAGATATTAAGTCCTAATCCTGTACCTTGTTCTTTTTGGCCTTCTTTTCTGGCATAAGGTTTAGAAAACTCCCAAAATTCTTTTGGAGTTAATCCACGTCCGTTGTCTTGTATACATATGAAATTTCCCTCAGAATATATTTTAACCCATTTAGTAGGAGAATCATTATACTTAAGACCATTACGTATTAAATTATCAATAGCTGTACAAAATAGTGCTTCATTTACTTTTAAATCTTTAGATAAATTCTTATCTAAAATAACTTGGTTTTTATAAGCTGTAAGGCGTAAATAATCCCCAAGAATGTTTTTTATATTACACTTAGTTACAGACATTTGAGCATTATTTTTTACTAAATTAGTAAATTCATAAACTCCAGAATATACTTTTTGGGTATGACTTAATCCATCCTCTATTAATTGTAATGGAGATTGGATTCTTAGGTCCTGAATTTGTTCTTCAGATAATCTTCTTTTTAAAGATTTAATACCTCTAGGAATATAAGTATTAATCCCAGAATGCATATCATGTCTAATAATTTTAGCTGCGTGTTCTAAGTAAATACTTTTTTGTTTAACTTCTTCTTCAGCTTTATGTTGTGCTGTAATATCAACAGCTATTTTAAGTACTTTATAATATTCTCCTTTATCATTTTGTAAGGGGGTATACGTACCAAATAACCATACGGATTGTCCATTTTTACCTACACGTTCAAATTCCCCAGAAACAAATTCTCCTTTACGTAATTTTTCCCAGAAAATTTTATATTCTTTACTTGATTTAAAATCAGCAGTACATAAATCAGAATGTTTACCGTTTAGTATTTCATTTTCTGAGTATCCTACTACATTAAGAAAATTTTGATTAGCTGATAATACAGTACCATCTATCCCTAAAGTTACTATTAAATTAGAGTTATCAATTGCTTTTAGTTGGGTATCAATTTTAGCCTCTTTAATTTTAGTTTTATTGAGAAACTCTCTAACTACTACAAAGAAAGGAGGCATAAATGATATAACAGATAGCCATTCAAAATAATGTGTAAATGTAGAATGATGTATGTACTTAAATACTACTAATGTTTTAAATATAAAAAACACTAGCATAATTAAAGTTGCTACAAGCAGACAGATTCTACTTCTTATAGATATACCTTCTAAAGCTGACATTTTTTAAAACCTAGTTTTTCAAAGACCCATTTAGAGGGACAAAACTTGGTCCAAACACCAACATTAAGCATAACAATTACAAATAATATAACCCACCAATTTTGGAAAAGTGCTCCAGCAAATAATACTAAAGACATTAAAAGGTAAACCGCTCTAATAGAAGTCCAATTTTTCATAATTAATTCATTGAAATAGTTTGTACAAAAGCAACTTTAAAGCGAATCCAAACTCTATTCCAAAATGGAAGTGATTTAAATTCATCAGTATTAAAAATATCTTCTAATTCTTTCATGTCAATACATATAAAAAAGAAAAGCGCTAATAGCGCTTTCCTGGGGGCATATATAAAAACCTCTGGAGTGAGGATCAGTTTTGATTTTTACTGCCTTTAGGGCGACCTTGTCTTTTTTTACCCTTAGCAGCTGTAACTACGTCTTTGGCTTGTTTACGAGTTTCTTTAAGAGCTTTTTTAACATCAGCAATTTCTTCTTTTACTGCTTCTACTCTATCTTGAACCTCTTCAACAACGTCCTCTACTTTGTCTTTAACTTCATTATAAGTTTCTACAACTTTTTCATCAACAGTTGTTCTGTTTAACAACCAATTCCAAAATCTTTTTAAATAGCTCATTTTAATTTAATTTATATTGTCAGATATACATATATTATCCATCACAAGAAACGCAATCTACTGTGCGAGATCCCAAATCTCCTTTGATAACTGAATCAGTTCTTAAGTAATAAAGTGTTTTTACACCTAATTTCCATGCTTCCATATGCACTTGATTAATCCATTTTGGTGAATCTGTTGGGGCAAAAGCTAAATTAAGTGATTGAGTTTGATCAATATACTTCTGGCGAACAGCAGCTTGCTGGACTAAACCTAACTGATTAATTTCGGCAAATGTTAAAAATACTTCTTTTTCATCTTCAGTTAATACTTCATGAGGTAAGTTTACTACGGATCCACCATCAGTTAAGATTTGATCCCATACTTTATCAGTGTTGTATCCTTTTTCGATTAATACTCTTTCTAATTCAGGATTTCTTACAATAAAAGTACCTTTAGCACCATTAAATGTGTAAATATTTGCTGGTTGGGGTTCGATACCTGCGGAACAACTATTAATACGTGAATTAGATACTGTAGGGGCAATAGCTAACAAGTGGGTATTTCTCATACCTGTACCTTTACACCAAAGTGGTTCACCGTATTCACTAGCTAATTTACGTGATGCTGCTTCAGCTTTAACTTTAATATCACTAAAAATAGTATGAGTCCAAGCTGTTGAAGCAATCGAGTTAAATGGTAAATTTTTCTGTTGTAGGAATGTATGCCAACCCATTACACCTAAACCAAGTGCACGACCTTTTTTAGCATGTCTGTGAGAACGAATCATTGAATCTTTACCATTAGTTTTTTCAATAAATTCTTCCATAACACCATCAAGAAAGTAAATAGCGGTTTCTACAACATCTGTATCTTTCCATTCATCGTATTTAGCTAAGTTTAAAGAAGATAAACAACAAATAAAGCTGTGTTCTTCATCTGTATGGAGGGTAATTTCTGTACAGATATTGGTCATAGAAACATCAAGATTATTCATCATGTATGCTAATGGGTTTTGTTTATTAACATTATCCTTAAACATAATATACGGTTCTCCAGTTTCTACACGCGATTTAAGAATCTCAAGCCATAACTTCATCGCCTCAGGATCTCTATCGTTTAAACGACGCATAAAGGCATCATCTACAACAACACATTGGTGTAGGTTTAGACATTGTCTGTTAGGATCTCCTTTAGGTCTGCGAATTTGTAAAAATTCATTAATATCAAGGTGATTAATATCTAAGTTTACTGATGCTGCTCCTCTACGTACTGAACCTTGGTTGGTTGCAATAATAGTTGAGTCATAAATTTTAGCCCAAGGTACTACACCTTCTGATTTTCCGTTTCCTCGAATTTCTGTTCCTCGAGGTCTAATTCTGCTAAGTGAGATCCCGACACCACCTCCGTATGATGTGAGCCGCATGAGTTCAGCGTTTGTAAGGCCAATACCTCTGACTGAATCTGGAGTATCGATGCCAAAGCAGCTGATCGGGAGTCCTCTGTCTGTCCCCGTGTTTGAGAGTACAGGGCTAGCAAGTCCAATCCATCCATTCCAAATATATTTAAAAAATTTATTCTCTAAATCAGGTCTATTTAATCTCATTGCTACTGCATGAGCAACCCTTCTATATGCTTTACGAGGTGTTTCCCCAGGCAACAAATATCCTTTAGAAATCGTAGACAAAGCTACGTCATCCATATATTCTGGGTAATCTTTACCACTTACCCATTGTGTGTAATCTGCTACTAAATTATTGTCCATAATTAAAAAATACTTTCATCCCACTCCATGTGGCCTTTTGAATAATTAGTTACTCTGTTTGCAAAGAAATCGGTGTGTTGTTTACCTGCAGATAAGTGGTCAAACCATTTCATTCTGCCTACAGCATTCATATCAATATCTGAAATAATTGGTTTGTATCCAAGGTCACCTAATTTAGTATTAACTCTGTTTTTAATAAAGTTTTGTAGGTCATATTTGTTACATTGTTCTAAATCTCCTAACGAATATACTTTTTCAATAAAATCTAATTCAAGTTTAAGAGATAACAACGCGGCTTCATTTATCGCTGCTTCAAGCTCTGGTGTTTTGAGTTTAGGATTTTCCTTGATAAGTGTTCTAAATAACCAACATCCTGCATCTGAATGCATTGATTCGTCTCTAATAGACCATTCAACAATTTGACCCACTCCCTTAAGCTTGTTTCGCATCTTAAAAGATAAGAGAACGGCGAAGGAAGAGAATAAATTAACTCCCTCGGTAAATGCTGAGAATATAGCGAGTGATTTAGCGATTTCATGCCAATTCTTTTCACCATTAAAACTATCCCTAACTGACATAAGATTCTCAATCTTAGCCATAGTAGCTTCATCTTCCATAAATTCGGCAAAGTTATCAAGTCCAAGTTCTTCATTTAAAAGTGAATATGCTTCAGCGTGGATTGTTTCAAATGCGCCGAAAGTTGTAGCCATCATAATAACCTCGGGTTTGCGAAACCATTTTGTTACTAATCCTGACCAATAATCATTTACAATTGTTTCTGTTTGAGCAAATCCTTTAAGGATTGAACCAATAATATTTTTTTCAGTTTCAGTTAAATTCTGTTTCCAGTCATTAACATCACTCATCATAGGCACTTCAGTATGCAACCAGTGGGCTTGTTGTTGTTTCATCCAGTAATCAAAAGCTTCCTGGTATTCAAATGGTTTATAGATAATTCGAGGTTCTATTATTTTACTCATACTTGATTTAATTCAAAAAATTTGTTTCTTAATTCTTTACGGTCCATGTAATCTACTTGATTTGCAACTTGGTGACTTGGTGAAGTATCCTCATCATCTATTTCTATATGCTCTGATACTTCAAAATGCCCAGTAGAAGTATCGGCTTTAACATTATAGGTCATACCATCCATACCGTATCTATTTTTCATAATGTGAAAACGTCCGGTACCATCGACTTTATCTTTACGTTTTCTTGAAAGAGATATTGCCACATCGGTTATCATGATTTTATCATAAGAACCGGCTGCTTTATCACCTTCAATAATATCGTCTTTAGCCCCGGCACGATTCACTTGAGAAACAGACCAAATAGGTACTTTAAGTTCTCGAGCAAGTCCTTTAGTGCTAATATAAATATCATCAATCTCTCCCTTACGGTCTGCTGTTTTCTTTCTTGTACCCAAAAGGTCAACATAATCAATAATAATCAAATCAGGTTTAAATCCTTGGTTTTCACATTTTTGGATATGTGCTTTAACAGTATGGATAGTTGCTTGACCTGTTGGAAATTCTTTAATAATTAATTGACCTTGTAAGTCATTAATTGCTTCTTGAACTCTTGTTTTATGTTTATCAATGGTATTAACTGAAATCTTAGTAAAGAAAGCGTCATATCGTTTTCCAACATACCCTTCTCCTAATTCAAGAGTATAGTGTAAAACATTATATCCTAAACTAACAGCAAATCCACCTAAAGCAACTAGTGACCAAGATTTACCACCTCCTGGATTACCAAATATAAGACCAAAATCTCCACTTCCGAGACCACCCTGAAGTAATTCATTAATGTTGTCCCAAGGAGTTGGGATTGGGTGTCGTTGATCTTCTCTGTAACGAGTTTCAATATCTTTGTTATATTCATGACCTACATTTTTATCTTGACCGGCTTTTAGAGCATTATCAATAAGGTGACGGATTGAATCATAGTCTCCCGCATTCAAAAAGTCTACGCTCGTTAACAACGCTTTTTTAAGTTGTTGGTTTTTACAAAAGTTAGAAAATTCTTCTTGTACGTAAGCTAAATCTTCATCCGATGCTTTATAAGCTTCACGAAGTTGTTCTTTAACTGATACTTGAAGTACTTCGTTATCCAACTTTTTTAACTCTACTTTCAATAAATCCATTGAAGGTACAGTATGATATTTTTCATAATTTTTAAGAATTTCTTTGATAATCCACTTTTGTGCTTGATTATCCCAATATTCTTCGCTTAATACATCATGAATATTTAAAAGAAACTCTTTATGAGTTAGTAATGATGACAGCACTTTAATTTGAAATGCGGGACCATACTGTGAAAGATTTGTTAATGTCATATAACTTATTTGCTAAAACTATTTAATACTTTAAAAATGTCTCGTAACCAAAAATCTACATTGCGAATTATTTTCCCAATTCCATCTTCGTTATAAAGTCGTAAAAAAGCCTCAGATTTCAAAGCTAAAAGGGGCAATTTTGTAGATTCTTCAAGATATTCGATATCATCATCTTCCAAAATAGGATTATCTAAATTCATTAATTGATAATTTTTTTCCAAACGATCCCAATCTTGTACAATACGAGCATACACTACATGATCCTTTAACTTAGCAACCGAGATATCATAAATATCATTCATTGTTAAGGGGCGATCTTGTAATTCAGGAAATTTTTTAAATATTCCTTTTTCACCTAATCCTTTAATACCAGCAATTTTATCCGAGGAGTCACCTAATAGTGTTTTGTACAGAATAAAATTTTCTGCTAACACATTAAATTTATCTTGTACTGTTTGCTTTTGATAGAATGTTTTTTCCATCGGTCTAAACACAGTAACATTTTTATCTACTAATTGAATAAAATCTTTATCACTAGAAACAATAATAACTTTAGAATTGTATTCTTTAGGTAGATATTTGCTATAATAAGCGATAATGTCGTCTGCCTCGGCTTTATCGATAGAAATAGTTCTAACGGGTAAACAACGTAAATAATGTACTAAACGTACAATTTGTTCAATTTTGGAATTATGTTCATCATCTAAATCATCAAATATCTCCCAATTAGTAATACGATGAGTATGTCTACCTGATTTGTATTCGGGGAGAAGGTTCTTCCTATTAGTAGAAGAACCAACTCCATCGAACACTACATACACGGCAGTTGGTTGAATTTGATTAATTAAGGATCCTAATGAACGCAGAAAACCACCTAAACCTCCAATATGAACTCCAGCTTCGTTAACGAAGTTCATCATAGCAAAATTTCGGAAAAATAAATTTAATCCATCAATCAATAAAACTCGATCGTGCTCTTTAGAGGATTCGAATTCCTTATCCTCAGTAATATTATTGAGGAGTTTTAGGTAGTCTTTCTGTGTCATTGTTTATTCTGGTTCTTGATCAAATGCATTGATCGGTTCAAAACTATCGTTTTCTTCAAAGATATCAAAATCCATACCGCCAAGAATTCTACTCCATTCAGCAACGTGATCATCCTTATATGCTTTAAGAGCTTTATCATTATCTTCAATAAAGCCATGAGGAGTCATCACAATTTTACCTCTGGTAGTAATCCCATTGATGTGGTTTTTATCAACCTGAAGATTGGTTCGTTTAGCAAATTCAACTTGCTTACCATCTTTAATAGCTTTGATTTTGTTAGTACCTGCATTTGCAATATTACCGAATGTAACTACAAATGTTGCATCATACCACATAGCAAAACCACCTTTATTCATCATTTTTGGTTGTCCCATAGGCATTTCGGGTTTTGCTGCCCATACCTTATTGATACAAACCAAAGTGTTGGTGTAAGGTGATGACTCTTTACGAGACATTACTACTTTTTGGTTAACGTTATTGCTAAACTGAGTAGACATAGCTCCAGCATTCCATTCGTTGTTATTTTTGTTTGATTTAACAGACATTTCACAAGGAATTGAGCCGATTGAGTCCCAAAAGAAACACAAATCATAAGGCAAATTACCTTTTTTCTGTTCATCTAACAAATCTAAAATAAACACTGCTACATCTTCGATAGTGTGAAGAGATTCACGGTCAATATAAATAAATTGGCCTTTGTAATCAATAATCTCACCAGTTTCTTCATCAACAATTTCTTCTACTTCTAACCCCATCTGCATAGCATGCTCCCAGTTCCATTTCATCTCAGTAACAATGAATACAGGTAGAATACCCATTTTTTGAGCATTCACGGCTGCTTCAATCAAAGCAGTAGTTTTACCTGTATCAGAGTGACCTCGGAGCAACACAATGTGACCGGTTGGAATACCGGGCACACTGGTTACTTCCTGAAAGGCAGGGGAAAGCGGAATCCATTGTTGTGGTTTAAATTTAACATTACTGTTAATCATTTTCTTGGCCTTGAATTTATCAAGGTCAAATTTTGCTTTTAATTCGGCTGATACAGCCGCCGTAAGCGATTCGCTTTTTTTACCTCTTGCCATGTTATGTTATGTTAATTTTTAGAAAGGAAGATCGTCTTCCTCTTCTTCGAACAATGAATCAAACTTATCTGCATTGCTCACTTTAGGAGCAGGTGTTTTCAAAGCATAATTCTTTTGAGGAGTAGCTGCTACTACTTCTTCCTCTTTTTCATCATCAATGATGTCTCCTTCTTGAGCTTCATCTTCAGGAGCTAACCATTCTTGGAGAGCTTCTTTCATTTCGTCAAACGAATACTTTTTAAATACCGTTTTAGGATCAACTTGAGTTTCCAACCACGATTCAATTTCAGTTGCATCTTCACTCAAAGCTGAAGTTTTCATTGATGGGCCGATTGTAGTACGGTTGTAAGGAGTACCAGTTGATTCAGGACCTACAGTGTTCAATTTAATGTCACGACCTGTAGCAACGTCTGTGAAGTCACCTACTTCCTCATCTGCAGCTAATTGCAAAAATGCCTCGTAAATTTCTTTACCAAACTGCCACAATTTAACACCTTCAGACTCTTCACCACGTACAATTACAGGAGCAAAGACACGCATTTTAGCATCAAGCTTTTTAGCCAAACGCCAGTTATCCTTATCGCTTGTTTGACGCAATTGTTTTGCGAATTCAGCAATAGGATCTTTTTCACCAAAATTCAAAGGTGATACCATTACTCGGTTTCCTATACCGTAGTAAAAGAACATCTCTGTAAATGGGTTAGATTTGTTGAACTTAGAAGGTACAACACGAACTGTCTGTTTACCAACGGATGGTTTCCAGAAGAGGTTTTTCTGCTCACCTCGAGGAGCACTTTTGGCTTGAAGATTGTTCAAGCGGTTCTTGATTTCATTTAAATCCATAACTAATCAAATTTATAAAACAATTAAATATACAAAACAAATTTTTAATAACCAAATTAAAGTTCAATAATCTTATGAACCTTAGTATTCAATTGTCTCAATTCATTGCCTTGAGTCAATAAAATACAGTTTTTATAATGTTGCCAATCTACTTTAAATTTAGGGTCAACTACACCACCGTTTAGGGCCTTAATTAAAGTGTTAAGTGCGTTGATAGTATATAAAGTATTGGTTTCTTTTTTTCTATGTACTAAGATTGTATTGTCTGGAATGTTATTCACATTACCTTGGTCTACGTTATAAGTAATAACGTATTCGCCTGTGCTTTTAATAAATAGCACAAACATTTTATTGTACATAATACTATATGAGTTAGAAATCGATGTTACCACATCGTCTATGCTTACTTCAGTAACAAAAGTACAAAATAACTTATTATTCACATCTATATTGTTTAGGGAATGTTCAAAATCGTATCCCCCATACATATAGTCAATTTCCGGTAAAGTCATAACTGGTTCCATGCGCAACTTTTATATTTAGTTCAAATTTTTTAAATATTTCTTTAATTTCTGCTAAAATACTTTCCTCATCTTTAGCAAGATCAAACAAAAACGAATCATATGTGTACAATACAATTTTGGTTTTCTTGCCTCTTAATAATTTATGTATTTGCATCAATATACCAACGTTTGTTGACGTCTCCAAATTCTGTAGAACGTAATTAAACAACTTTTGTGGGTTCATGCTATCTAATTTGTCCTCGCAAAACTGATACCCAGAGGTTGGGCTCTCTATCCACCCATTTTCGGTGTAGTTATTCCATAAATTATCTATATATACACTTACTTGTTTAAAGAATTCTAGCTCTTTATACTGCTCGAAAACTCCTCCGTATAGTTGCTTAAACGTTAACTCTTTAGCTTTTTTGTAATCCACTTTATACATTTCCGCAAACGAAGCATGAATATCTTCATGGTCAAAAGTATAGCCAACAAGGGAAGCAGCAAGAGTAGGGTGATAAGCGGAAATATCAATTTCAACAAATAAATCATTTCGCGGGATGAAGGCTTTTCGGACCCCACTGTCGTGAGGTAGAGCCGCGAAATTAATTCCCCCAAATCTATTTGATGGTCTAGTGGTGAGTGTTTTAAAGTTATACTGCGTGTATACGAAATCTTCTTCTGTTTCGGGAAAATGTTTATTAAACTCATTCTTATCTATTTTAAGTCCGTTCACCTCTATACCAAAAAAGGCAAACGTAGCTTGATTATTATAGAAATCAAAATGCAACGGCCGTGGTGCATCAAACGTGTGTTTAATTGCGTTATATGTTGTCTCACTTACCTCATAATGCTTGACCACGGGAATCATGCGATTAATATCTGTTCTGTGTTTAAGACGCGATGATAAAATTGTGTGAGTTGGTGTTGGCTCTGGTATATACGGATTAGAGATTAAATCTACGTCGAGCAAGCCTTTAATGGGAAAATAAAATAATGCGTTCTTCTTATCTTGCACGTATAACCGCTCTATTCCTTGTAGTAACTCGTTTACTCGTGTCAATTCAATGCTTAAGGTTTCGCTATGGTCAATACATAACATAAACCCCTTACGTTCTATAGACGGTCTAAAATAAACTAGAGAGATATCATTTAATGCGGGGTGAACATTGTTTGAGAACGGAATAATCTCAATATATGCTTCTTTAAAACCTCGATTAATTAAATAACTAATTTGTTCTTCTGTCTCTACGAGCCAATACATTTATAACCAATTTGGGAGTAAATATAATACCCAAAATATTACAAAACAACCTTATTTATAAAACTTGTCAAAACCTCCAGTCAGCAAAATATATTTTCCAAAACCATACCATTTACTTCTAATTTCAAGTAGTCCAGTTAAATTTTTATTTGTTTGAGTAACAGTATTTTTATTACCCGAAATACTCCAAGGTAAAGCTTCAGCAGTGTATATTTCCCAAAGATATTGAGCATTTTGATCTTTTATCTTATTATACTCGTTTTGATTAATTTCAATATATAGAGCTTCGTTTATTTTTTTAACAAAGTATCTTGTAATTTCCCCTAATTCATAATCTTGAGCAGAAGGATCCGGATAATAAGGAGTAGGGATTTTTCTATCTTTAGGATATTTAGGAACTAAAGCTAAATAATCTAAAACATTCGTATCATTAGACGGAGTTAATACATTATATAAAGAATCATTTACATTATCACTATTTAAAACATCAAGTTCTGAGGTGGGGATAAGTAATTGAGGGGTTCCATCGTTTGGGTTTTTGCCACTATATATTTCTCCGTTATATAATTTATAGTAATATCCATTGTAAGGGAGGGCATTAGACTTGATAGAAAATTCCCCTCCATTAGTATAGAGATTAGTTTGGATTCTATTTTTAGGATAATAAGGCATTATGAACCAGTATTATTATTAGTATTTCCTAAAGATGCGTTTTGGTTAGGTGTTGTAGTTTGTTTGTTTTTACGTTTAGAAGAAACAGTAAGGCTTTCAATTTTAGTTTTCCACTGGTTGTTTGATATACTATGGGAAATACCTTTAATTAAAAAGTCAATTACTCCACCTTCATTACTCGTTCTATAACTATAAGGTAATACATTTTCTGTAATAGCAAACCTTTCATAGTTTCTCATTCCTGATAATCCATCCATTTCTAGAGATAGATTAAATGGGATAAAGAAAGGAGCAGGTGCTTGTTCTTTTTCGGCGGCATCTCCTACGGTATATAATGAAATATCTCTATTTATTGATTTTAAAGTCTCAACATTATCTTTTACGTAGTTAAGATTTTTATATAATTCGTTTAATGTAGTAACTTCTATACTTAACTTATCATTAAATACATTTACCGGATCAGTTGCTGTTCCTTTTGTAGCTAAACCAACAGATGTAGCATCTAGTTTAGTAGTAACAACTCTATCTACTAATCCTGTATTTAAACGGGATAAAGCAGTTGCGTTTTCACCTACAATATTACCACTTGCTTGAGCTGAAATTGTAGCCATAGCAGCCATATTAGGAGGTAACTGAACTTGAAAATCAACATTAGTTACAAAACTACCTTTTACCCCAGGACGAACACCATAAACTTCAAATATAGCTAATTTAGTGCCTGGAGAATCGTCTATTTGTAATCTGCTTCCTTCAATTATTTTAACTTGGTTTTCTTCACTATCATAAACAATATCTAATTTGTTTACGTTACCTAAAGCATCATTTATAGAGTTTAAAATATCTTTAAAAAAGGATAAGAAATTAGTTTTACCATTAGCATCAACTTTTCTAGCTAATACTCTAGCTACAAAATCAATATTAACCATAATATTCATAACTTTTCCTAAATTATCATTTCCTTCAACAAAATAATTACTTAAATCAGGAAAATTACCATTAGCTTTAGTAAAATATTCCCAACCTTTTCCATCAACTAAATTTTTAGAAGGAATAATACAAGTTAAAGGATCAGCAGATATTTGATACGGGAATCTCATACAATAATTTGTATCAGGATCAAAATCAATAGTAAAAAGAGGATTTACGTCAGAACCATCATCTCCTGGTTTTGTATTATCATAGATTAAAAGATTTCTTTGAATCCATTCAAAAATATATCCTAAACGTACGTAATATTGGTGGATTTGAAGAGTAGTATTTGCTAATGATGCTGATTTTGATGTAAATGGAAGAGAACAAAAATTAACTGTGTTTGCTTTTTTAGCTTCTTCTCTCCATTTATATAATTCCTCGTTAAGTCTTGTTGAGTTTTGATTTTCTTGAGCTGCAGGAGGGGATAAATTATATTCTTCTGCTGCTTTTTGAGAGTTTCGTCTTAAACGTTCTGCTTCTTGTCTTCTTCTATTTTCTTCTGCTTTTTTATCTTCTGCTTCTTTTTCTAAATTAGAAGCATTTTGCTCGGCTTGTGAACTTTCGCCAAGAGCATTACCCCAATTTGAGATAATATCTTTTAATTTATTTAATAAAGCTTTAATTTCTGGTTCCCCATTTTTACCTGTAAATCTCTGAAGAGATGCTATATCTGCATTTATAGCATCATATGCATTTCCAAGTCCATTAACATCATCTGGGAAAATTTCTGATGATGTTATGGTTGAGGTAGAAAATGTAAAACTAGGCCTTGTATCAGTATTGTCAATTTGAAGAATTATATTATCATATTCAACTATAAATTGAGATTTTTTAGTTGCTAAGTCTGTTTGGGCTTTTTCACGAGCTTCTCTAGCTTGTCTTTCTTTTTCAGCAGCAGCGTTTGCAGCATTAAGAGCAGCTTGGTCCGCGGCTTGGGCTTTTTGGTCTGTTTGTTTAATTACATCTGATTGGGTTGGTGGTTTTGCTGTTGGCGCTTCTCCAGTAGTATTAATTTTTAATGCTTCAATTAAATCACCATACCCTATTAATTTTAAATCAATATCATAAGAGCCATCAGTGTTAAATTTCCAAGTAAAGTTTACTACTTTACCTAACATAGCATCATAATTATAAAAAGAATCTTTTCTTTCTTTTTTTATGGCCTTTAAAATATCATCTTGTTTTTTAGTTTCAAAAAATTTAGAAAAGGGATCAGTAAAAAAATCATTCCTATTAACTAATGTTCCTTCATTATTAAGATATAAAACATGACCCCATTCTAACAACATTGTATACCCAATCCTAAAATATAATAGATCAAATATTTGAAGTTGTTCTACACTGTATACTTTAATTTTAAGATCAGCTCTAGCTAAAGCACCTCGGTTATAAAAGCTAATATTAGCACTCTCAATACCAGGCATAGGAACATATCCTCTAGAACCTATACCACCCCAACCATATGCTCCACTAAAAACATCACCTAATGAAGCTAGTCCAGAAGGTTTAGTAAAATTATTACCATCAATAGAAGTTACACCACCAAATAAAACACATTTTTTAGCTAACCCATTTCCTTTTAATGATTCAGGTAAATCTCTTAATTCTAAAATTTGTTTAGCGGTAACATCTTTTTCCGTATTATCTTGAATATTGATAGAGGATGCTAATCTTAAAAAAGCATTTTTGTTGTTTTGATAGACTAAAGTACTATCTGGTTTAGGGTTTAATCCTAAACTAGTTTGTCTAGCATCAATTTGAGCTACTACACCTTCATCAAAGGGATTTCCGGTTATATTTCCCATATTAGATGTTATTTAACTGGTTGTACAACGATTTTACTGTAACTATATCTTGGGGTATTCTAATTTCTGTTCCTTCAGGTATAAATAAAGAATTTTGAGGGATAATGTCTGGGTTAGCGCTGGCTATAACCCACCATAGATTTACATCTCCGTAAAATTGTTGGGCAAGTAAGTCTAGTCGATCACCTTGAGTTGTATAAGCGTAGATATCATTAACAGATAAAGGTATCTCAGGATACTTTACTGTTTTGTAAATCCTTGTAGTTCTTTGATTTTTAGGAACTGTTTTAGTTTGTATGGATGTATATCTGCTTGGCATTATTAAAGGTTATAAAAACCCAGGGGATTGGAGGGTTGCTAAAATTTTATTAAGGTCATCATTAATCGTATTATTTGAACCATATCTACTATCTAATTGATTAGGTTTTGTGTTTCCATAACTAATAAATGGAGCATCAACATAAAAACCATCTCCTGTTTCTACAAATTTTTGTGAAATTGTTTTAGGGATAAAGTTATGAATTGGTTTAAATGAGAAACCTGATACTTCGATTAGTTTAGGCATTACTTTACCCCCAGTTTCATTAGTTATACCTTTGATTTTGTTTCCTTTTGAATCTCTAGCAATATCCCACCCAGCTTCATCACTAATACTTAAATTAATTCCCATCATAATTCCGGGAACGTCAACTAAATAATCTCCGATTGTTAATTTGATTAAATTACCCCGCATAAGACCAGCATTTGAATAATCGGGGGCACATAATGAAGCTAAATAATTTAACTTAGAATATACCGATCTTTGTTCTAAGGCTGATAGTACGGGGACTTTAAAACTAAAGCTAATATCTCTAGAAAATCCATCATATGA